GATATTATCTAATCTTAGTGATTTTATAGCAGCTAATCCATCAAAATCAGCTCAACAGATAAGAAAAGATTTAAAAAGTGCAATATCTAAGGTTAGAAAGTCAAAGGATCCTAAAGTATTGAACACTTTGAAGGTTCAATTGGATAGATTGAATGCAATTGGTGGTTTAAAGTCAGTTGTGCCAAGTGAGGGTATAACATTTGTGTATAAAGGTAAATTATATAAGTATACTGGAGCATTCGCACCAGCAAATCAAATATTAGGAATGTTAAAGTTCGTATAGGAGTTATAATGGCAAGAAGTAGAGAAGATGTAAGACAAAACAAAGCAATGCAACAAATATTAAGAGGTGAAACACCTGAAAAACGTATTATGGTTGCAATGGAAGACACAAATGAGAAAAAAGAAAGACAAAAACAGATAGCTAAAGAAAGAGAAGAATCTAGCGAGCGTTCAGAGGCCTTAAAAGCAGCTAGGACACCTTGGTTTTGTCCAAAGTGTGATAAGGTCATGAAAAAAAGATTAGATGATAAAATGTATCGTTTACATAATCATTGTTTCGAATGTCAATTGAAATTTGAAAATAAAATGAGAATTGAAGGTACATATGATGAATGGGAGAAAGAAAAGGTAAAGGCAAATACAATGTCTTGGATAACAGAACAAAGAATTAGTATTGAAGAATTTAAAAAACAAAAATCACCAGAATTTTACAATCAAGTTAGTCCAGATGGTCATTCTATTGAAAAAGAAAAGTGGGATATGAATATGAGTTTGGTGATGGCACAAGCTGACGAAGCTTTAGAACATTTACAAAAAATGGAAGATTCTTTAAAGTGATATATTTATATATAGGACAATTTTAATCAAATTTAATAGGAGAAATTAAATGGCAACAATTACACATGGTTCAAATGGAAGAACCGATGTATCCAGTAGAAGTGTAGCAGTACAACAGAGTTCTGGAGAATATAATAGAGTAACAACGGTTGCATCAAGTACAACTCAATATTTTTCTGGTTCACAAGCGGCGTCAGCATTTATCGTAGGTGATCCAAGTAATGTAACTATACATGCAGTAAATGGTGGAACTATACCAGCTGCAGCGTTAGCAGCAGATACATTTTATTCTGTAGCACCTAAACAAGTAACTATTGGGGGCACAGGTGTAGTTCACGTACTACATAAAACTTAGGTAATATGAAACGAAACTCAAACGGACAATTAAAAGATGTGATAAAGCAGGAGTATGTGAAGTGTGCTGCTGATCCAATTTATTTCTTGAAAAAATATTGTATGATTCAACATCCAATAAAAGGCAAAATACCATTTGCCTTATATGATTTTCAAGAAAAAGCAATTGAAGATTTTGCACAACATCGTTTTAATGTTATCTTGAAGGCTCGTCAGTTAGGTATATCCACTATTACTGCTGGATATTCTTTATGGATGATGACATTTCATCAAGATAAAAACATATTAGTAATTGCTACTAAACAAGAAGTTGCCAAAAATTTAGTAACCAAGGTAAGAGTAATGCACGCCAACTTACCCTCTTGGTTAAAACAGAAATGTGTTGAAGATAACAAGTTGTCATTGAGATATAAAAATGGTTCACAAATAAAAGCTGTATCAAGTGGTGAAGATAGTGGTCGTTCAGAGGCATTATCTTTATTAGTACTTGATGAAGCAGCATTTATTGATAAAATTGATGGAATATGGGCTGCTGCTTCACAGACATTATCTACTGGTGGTCAATGTATTGCTCTATCCACACCAAATGGTGTTGGTAATTGGTTTCATAGAACTTGGATGGATGCTGAAGATGGTTTAAATGAATTTAATTTTATAAAATTACATTGGACTGTTCATCCTGAAAGAGGTCAAGAGTGGAGAGACGAACAAGATACTTTATTAGGCCCATCATTAGCAGCACAAGAATGTGATTGTGACTTCATTACTTCTGGTCAATCTGTAGTAGATGGTATTATATTAGAAGAATATAGAGAGACTCAAGTTGAAGAGCCAATTGAAAAGAGGGGAATAGATAGTAATGTGTGGATTTGGAAACCACCAAACTATACAAAGGATTATATAGTGTGTGCTGATGTTAGTCGTGGAGATTCAACAGACTATTCGGCATTTCATATTATGGATGTTGAGAGTTTAGAACAGGTAGCTGAATATAAAGGTAGAATGTCTACTAGGGATTTTGGTAATCTACTTGTTAATATATCTATTGAATATAACAACGCATTACTAGTGGTTGAAAATAATAATATTGGTTGGGCAACTCTACAACAATGTATTGATAGAGAATATGAAAATTTATTTTATATGAGTAAAGATTTACAAGTGGTTGATGTACATAGACAAGTTAATAATAAAATCAATAGAACAGAAAAACAGTTAATTCCTGGATTTACAATTACACAAAAAACAAGACCACTTGTTGTAGCAAAATTAGAAGAATTTTTTAGAGAGAAATTAGTAACTGTACACTCCCAGAGGTTAATTGATGAGCTGTTTGTATTTATATACAATGGTAGTAGAGCAGAAGCGATGTCAGGATATAATGATGACCTTGTTATGTCTTACGCTATGGGTTTATGGATACGTGAGACTGCTTTAAGATTAAGAGCAGAGGGAATACATTTACAGAAAAAAGCAATGAATAGTATAACATCTAACCAAGGTGTTTATACACCAACAAATAACCAAAATGATTCTTGGAGTATAGAAGTTAATAAAGAACGAGAATCATTAGAGTGGTTATTATAAATATAGAGGTATAAAATGGCTGATACAAGTTTATTCAGTAGATTAAGAAGATTATTTTCATCTAACGTTGTTGTTAGGAACGTAGGTGGAAAAAAGTTAAAGGTTAGTGATACTAGTCGTACACAAGCTTTTTCAAAAAGTAATTTGGTAGATAGATATCAAAAGATATTTACTGGTGCTGGATTGAGTGGATATTCGGATTCTCTATTAACAAAATCTATGAGACTTAATTTGTTTAAAGATTATGAGTCAATGGATTCTGATGCTATTATATCATCAGCACTTGATATTTATGCAGATGAGTCAACAATGAAATCAGAGTATGGTGAAGTTCTACAAATTAATACAGATAACAATCAAATAAAAGAAATATTACATAATCTATTTTATGATATTGTAAATATTGAATTTAACTTATGGCCTTGGATTCGTAATATGTGTAAGTATGGTGATTTCTTTTTAAAATTAGAAATTAGTGAAAAATATGGTATTACAAATGTAGTTCCACTTTCAGTTTATGATACATCTAGATTAGAGGGATTAGATCCTGAAAATCCTGAGTATGTTAAGTTTTTAATTGAGTCTACTACAAATGAACATAGATTCAAAGCTTCAGATTCTGCAGCAAAAGAAGAATTGGAAAATTATGAAGTTGCTCATTTTAGATTACTATCAGATTCTAATTATTTACCTTATGGTAAATCTCAAGTAGAAGGTGCTCGTAAGATATATAAACAATTAACTCTTATGGAAGATGCTATGTTAATACATCGTATTATGAGAGCACCAGAAAAGAGAATTTTTAAGTTAGACATAGGTAATATTCCACCAGCTGAAGTTGATAATTATATGCAACAAGTTATTAATAAGATGAAGAAGGCTCCTGTTGTAGATGAGACTACTGGTGATTATAATCTAAAATATAATATGCAAAACATTACCGAAGATTTTTTCTTGCCAGTAAGAGGCGGTGATAGTGGTACAAATATAGAATCCCTTCCAGGATTGACTTATGAAGCTACAGAAGATATTGAATATCTTAAAAACAAATTATTATCTGCTCTAAGGATTCCAAAAGCGTTTCTTGGATTCGAAGACCAAATTGGTTCAAAAGCTACATTGGCAGCAGAAGATGTTCGATTTGCAAGAACAATAGAAAGAATACAAAGAATAACTTTATCGGAGTTAACAAAAATAGCTATAGTTCATTTATACTCACAAGGTTATCAAGACGCTGATTTAACTAATTTTGAATTAACACTTACAAATCCATCTACAATTTACGAACAAGAAAAAATTGAGTTGTGGAATAATAAAACATCATTGGCTGAGTCTATGGTTAGAGATGGTCTAGTTTCTACAGAGTGGATTTATAAAAATATATTTAATTTTACAGAAGAACAAATTAAAGAACAAGATGAACAAATCACATTTGATTATAAAACAAAGTTTAGAAGACAACAGATTGAGACAGAGGGTAATGATCCTGCAGAAACTGGACAATCTCAAGGTACACCATCTGATATGGCAATGGGT